CCTTACGTTCAGTTCAAGCTCTGGCCGAAACAGGCCCAGGTCGTGCGATGGATCGGCGACATCGTGGATGCCGGCGAAGAGGGGTTGATCGAGAAGAGCCGCGACACCGGCGCCACCTACCTCACGGCAGGCTTCGCGCTGCACCGATGGCTGTTTGTGCCCGGCTTCAAGACGACATTCGGCTCACGCAAGGTCGACTACGTCGACAAGAAGGACAATCCGGATTCGATCTTCGCCAAGCTGCGGATCATGTTGCGACGGCTTCCGATTGAGATGCTGCCGGACGGCTTCAACTGGGCCCAGCACGACAACTACATGCGGCTCGTCAACCCGGCGACAGGATCCGTGATTTCCGGCGAGGGTGGCGAGGACATGGGTCGCGGCGGGCGATCGTCGCTTTACGTGGTCGACGAGGCGGCATTCGTCCCCAACGCTGAGATGGTCGAGAAGGCGTTGTCCGGCAACACCGATTGCGTCCTATGGGTCTCCTCGGTCAATGGTATGGGCAACCTGTTTGCCCGCAAGCGCCATTCGATCCTGAAGCCCCACCAGATCATGCGCCTTCACTGGCGCGACGATCCCCGCAAGACGGAAGAATGGGCATCGGCAAAGCAGGCCAGCTTCTCCGACCCGACCACATGGGCAAGCGAGTACGACATCGACTACTCGGCATCGGTCGAGGGCATCTGCATCCCGGCAATCTGGGTGGAGAGCGCGAAGCGAATACGGGAGCTCGAACCGCGGCTGCATCCATCGAATGCTGGTGTCGTCGGTCTGGACGTCGGCGCCGGCAAGGCAAAGTCGGTGGCAGTGCCCAGGAAGGGGCCCGTTGTTCTGCCGCCGCAGTCGCGGGGCGATCCGGACACGACGGAGACGGCCCATTGGGGCTTGTCCATCGCGCGGGAGGCCGGCTGCGATCGACTGAACTTCGACGCGCCTGGCGTTGGTGCCGGCGTCTCGTCGACGCTTATGCGGCGCGACCCGGACGGCCTCACGGTGACGCCGGTGAACACTGGGTTGCCGCCTTCTGAGCGGTTGTGGCCTGACGGCCGGACGTCGGAAGAGATGTTCGGCAACCTGAAAGCAGAGGTCTGGTGGCTCGCGCGCACCGCGCTGCAGCGGACGCATGAGCACGTCCTTTGGCTTGAGGGCAAGGAGAACGGTCGCGAGCACCCGCTGACCGAGCTGCTGGCCCTGCCGTCTGGCGACCGGGAGAGTGACGCGCTCTGCCTCCAGCTCTCGCTGGTCAAGTGGGGCCGGAATGACCGCGGCAAGATCGTGATCGAAAAGAAAGAGGCGCTGGCGCGGCGCGGTATTGCGAGCCCGGACCACGCGGACGGGTTGATGCTGACGTTCGTGGATCCGCCTGAAGCGCCCGCCGTGGCCATGTTCCTAACCAAGAGACACCGCACATGAACCAGGTCGTCAGACTTGCCCATGCCGCCGTGCGGCGCCTGGACGTGATGTTCCCGGGGTTCTTTGCCGCTGCGAAGCACAATTTTTATAGAGATTTCGGCTTCCCCGAGACTGTCGCCTTCGATCAGTTCTTCGCCGCCTACACCCGCAACGGGCTGGCCCGCGCCGCGGTCGACAAGACGGCGCTGAAGACCTGGGAAACCGCGCCGTGGCTTCTGGAGCGGGAAGGCGACCACGAGGAGACCAAGCTCGAGAAGGAAATCCGCGAGCGCTTTTCCGATCTGCGTTTCTGGCCCGCCCTGGAGGAATCCGACCGTCGTTCCATGGTTGGCGCCTATTCCGGCATCATCCTTCGCGTCGCGGACAGCCAGATGCTCGACCAGCCGGTCACGGGTGTCAGTGGCGGCCTTGACGGCCTGGCCGAAGTCATCCCGGCATGGGAGGGGCAGCTGCAGGTCTCGTCATGGGATGAGGATCAGCGGTCCGAGACCTATGGCCAGCCGACCATGTTTCAGTTCAACGAGGCGGCGGTCGGCGGCGATCGCAAGAAGGCTCGGGCCTTCCCGGTCCATCCCGATCGCGTCGTGATCTGGTCGCGCGACGGGACCGTGCACGGCCGATCCATCCTTGAGCCGGGCTATAACGACCTCCTGACCATGGAGAAGATCGTCGGCGCCGGAGGCGAGGGCTTCTGGAAGAACGCGAAGTCGGCGCCCGTCCTGGAGGTCGACAAGGAAGCCAAGATCGCGGACATGGCTGCCGCGATGGGTGTTCCGCCCGAGGAGGTCGCGGACAAGATGGATGAGCAGGTCGCGGACTGGCAGCGCGGCTTCGACCAGCTTCTGATGTTGCAGGGAATGCAGGCCAAGACGCTTGGCGTCACGCTGCCTAGCCCCGAGCATTTCTTCGCCAGCGCATTGCAATGCTTCGCGGCCTCGATCGGCATCCCGGTCAAGATATTGGTAGGCTCTCAGACCGGCGAGCGTGCCAGCACGGAAGATGCCGAGGAATGGGCCAAGACGAACATGGCCCGCCGCAATGGGCATGTGATCCCGAACGTCATGGCGGTCATCAATCGCCTGGAGCGGTTCACCATCCTGCCCGAGCGCGATTGGCACCTTTCGTGGGCCGATCTGACTGAGGCGTCGATGGGCGAGAAGATCGAGCGCGCCAACAAGATGGCTGACGTGAACCAGAAGATGGCGGGTTCCGAGATCGTGTTCACTGGCGACGAGATCAGGGCGGCTGTCGATCTGGAGCCGTTGAGCGATGCGGAGCGGTTTCGTGATGACGACGATCAGGACGTGATCGACGCGATTTCGCCGCTAGTCGAGGAAGAGGAATAGGCACCATGCCCAAGATGATTGCCAACCGGGCGGCACCAGCCGCTGGGCAGACCGTGCTCGTTCATGTTCGCTGCAACAAGGCGGGCAAGGTGCGCCGGGAGAAGCGCAATGGCCGTGACGTAGTGATCGTGCCCAGCGCCACGCTACCCGACAATGTCGTGATGAACGACATCTCCTATCCGGCCGAAGAGATCGAAAAGAGCTTCGCCGGCCTGGAGCGCACGCCGGCGCCACTCGGTCACCCTGTCATCAACGGCAAGTTCGTATCGGCCCGCGACCCTGAGGGGATCAACATCGGGTGGATCGGGGCATGGAACGAGGGCGTCCGCCGCGAGAAGGGCAAGGACGGCAAGCACCGCGTCCTTCTCGATAAGGTGATCGACGTCGAGCGCGCCAACCAGACCGAGGGCGGCCGGCGCGTGCTGGAGGCGATTGAGAAGGGCGATCCGATCCACACCTCCACCGGCCTCGTGACCAACCTCGAGGCCGCGAACGGCGACGTTCCCTACAAGTTCATCGCTCGCAACATCGAGTGGGACCATGATGCCATCCTTCTGGACGAGGAAGGTGCAGCCACGCCGGAAATGGGCGTCGGCATGCTGGTCAACTCGAAAGGCGAGCCGGAAGAAATCGAGGTCATCAACAGCAGCCTTTCCGAGGAAGCTGAGCGTGGCCTTGATTGGGCCATCGAGCATTTGGCCCAGGCTCTGGAGCGGCGCGAGCGTGCGTCGTGGCTGGAGCAATTCAAGTCCGCGATCATGAAGCTCATTCCGGGCTCCGAGCGGGAAACCTCCGTAAACCAGAAGGAAACTGACATGTCTGGTCCCACCAAGGAACAGTTCGATGCGCTTTCCGCAGAGGTGAAGACCCTCTCGGAAGGCTTTTCGACGATCGGCGACACGATCGGAGAGGCAGTGGCGAATGCGGTGAAGCCGCTCGTCGATGCCCAGGCCGAACTGGCCGCCAACCAGAAGGCCAAGGACGAAGCCGATCTTGCCGAGTTGCAGGCCAAGATCGTCAAGGCAAACCTGCTCGACGAGGATGCGGCCAAGGAGCTTACGCTCAACGCGGCCCGCGCGCTCGCCAAGAAGGCTGAACCGGGCAAGGCCGCCGCACTCAACGGCGCGTTCAAGCCCTCTGACGACAAGCCCGGCTTCAAGCTGCCGGCAGCCGAGAAGGAGGCGTAAGTCATGGCGCGCTACAACAAGATCTACGCCGGCCCGGCAACGGAAGCCACGCCGCAGGTCATGGAACTGCCGGCTGCAACCGGGACCATTCTCCCCGGCTGCCT